TAAAACATATAAACAGCTTTATTTTTGTTAAAGTCATTGATAATTTCTTCATATAACTTCCTTTTGAGTAATTTGAAATTCATTTAAAATAAGATGTTCTATAAAAAGAAAATAATTATTTTCTATACAAAAATTAAGAACAAATGCCAATATCACGAAGTTTGACCAAACCACCTTTAAATAAATATTCAACTGCTACAGGTGTTTCTATTATTATTAGTATTCTTTTTATAATAATATCATTATTTATTTTAAATTGGCTAAATAAAATAGCAAAATGCAAATGTACTGATATCCCAGAACGCAAATTTTTGCCTGAATGGTGGACTTTTGTTATTATTTGGAGTATATTTATGTTATTCTTATTTATTGCTTATGAAACTGATATTGACGAATATCCAGTTTTCGTAAAAATAATGGGAACAATATTTTCAATAATAAATATTGTTATGATAGTGCGGTTATTTATCTATATCCGCAGATTAAAAGAAATGAAATGTGATTGCGGATTATCACCCGAAGAAAATCTAATTTACTATTATTTAATCATATTCTTATCATTATTGGCATTTTTAATATTTTTCATAATCTTAATGTTTTTATTTAACATTCAATAGTTTTGATATGCTTAAAAATATATGACAATAACAATTGAAGTTTATCATTATTTAATTGCCCATTTCCTCCTAAGGTGGTTGTTGTGCGAGGTTTATCACTTTGTATAGATGGTAACGCGGTATTTACTCTCGATATTCCAATGTTAATTGATTGTTTTATTCTAAAATAATCAGAAAATCTATCTTTTAATAAAATTGCCAATTTATTTTGAAAAGATTGTTCTTTGTTATCTTTAATATATTGAATAAAATTATTAAAATCAGTTAAATTTAATTGAGTAATAATAGTATTATATAAATTTCGCCATATTTCTTTATTTGGTAATATGCTTTTTGAAGCTGGCTCTTTTATATATAATTTTATAAATTCTTCTAAAATGTATTTTAAATTATAATCTAAAATATATTTATCATAATAAATATATATTTTATGATATATATATAATGATTTTGTTGTTTTATTTGGTATATTAGTTTCATCTATCAAATTCATTATAAATTCATCATTTGAAATATTTTCAACTTTAGTTAAATAATTATAAAAATTCTTCTGTTTGTTAAATTCAGTAATAATATTTGATATTGTTTGTGATAATACATATTTATCACTAATTCTACTTAGTTGTGTTTCTGGATTATCAGTATGATCATAATCTAAAGAACTTATATTGAAACTATCAATTAATTTGCATAGGTTTTCTAAATAATAATAATTATTTAGAAATGGTATAGCAATTTTTATATCAAATTTTGTATCTTTATTTGTTTTTAATTTTGATATTTTGTCTATATATAAACAATTCATATATCTATAAATTTCTAATATATCATAATAATTCATATTTCTTTCATCATCATTAAATAATATACATTCATCAATATTAAATAGCTTAAATATTGCTAATTCAATTGAATGTTCTTTATTTAAATACTTGGTATCTAATGGGAGTCTGGCTTCATATAACTTTTGAAAAGTAGAGTTAAAATCGACTGTTTCTAGGTTTTCTTTTATTTTTTCATCTATACCATGTTTTATTAGTTTATACTTACCAAATTCTACTTTTGCTTGTTGTGCTAATTTTATTTTTGGTTCTAACTTATAGATTATGTTTAAATAATATAAATAAGTTTTATAACAAATATGTGAAATAGTGTCAAACATAGTATCATCTTCTTTTTGTAGTATAGATGCTAATTTATTTATTAGCTTCTGAATATTTAGAGTATATTTGTTACTATCAACAATATTATACAAATCTGTATATAAACGATAAAATTCACTACAGTAAAATATAAATAATATTATTAATGATGTTTTTTTTAAATCTTTATCATTATTAATATGTTGATTGTTTGTTTTAACAATTGCTAAAATATTTGAGAACAATCTATTATGTAAGTTATAATCTATTTCACTATTTGTTAATATATTGTCAATTAATTTAAAAACGGATTCATTATTTAAATTTTTATATATATTTATATTGTATAACATCTTTATACATTCATTTTTAATGTTTGTATAACTTATGTCAAAATATGATTCCATAACTTTTTTAAATATACGTTCTTTATCATTATAATCAAATGTACTACTAATAATTTGATTACATTCACGAATATGTTCATTATAATTTACAATATCTATATCGCTAATATCGATATCTTCTAATTTACTAATTTGTCTATCTAATGTACTATTCGTAATGATTAAATCATTTAATTTTTTTAAATAATAATTTTTTAAATAATTATTATACTGCACTATAATTTTATTATATTCAAAATATTTTTTTTTATCATCATTAATTATTTCATAAATATTTAAATTAATATTGTAATATTTTAAATATGTATTAAAATTATTTCCAACAGGTTGCCTAGTTTTTATAGTTTCATTATAAAATTTCTCTATTGTTTCTTTATGATCTGGATCAGTAGGTGTTGATAATTGTTCTCTAAATTGACCTTTTTCTTCTTTTTGATATTCAAGTATTTCGTTAACATCTATAAATGGTTCATTGTATATCTCATCAAATATTATATTATAATATTTGATGAGATTATTATAAATATTAATATTTTCATTTATAGTATTTATTGAAGATGTTATGTCGACTTTTTCTTTAAATGCTAAATCCTTTTCTTGTTCTAAAGTATGTATTTTATTCGGTATTGTATTGTATATATCTAAGCTATAATTAAATACATTTATAAAACCTTCATTATTTGGCATTGTTACTATTTTTTTAATGTATTTTTGTCTTAAAAAATCATTATATAAAAATATGATAAAATTATAATCGTATATTGTATAATGATAAATAGAATTAGCATCTATAAATGCATTAATACGATTCAATACATTTAAATCGGGGATTTGCGTATATTTAATACTCGTAAATTCTGCATTATTTTTAATAACTTTTAAATTTTCTTTCATTTTAATATGTTCTATTGAAGTTAATGTGGTATTTTTAAGTTCAAGTTTAAGTTGTTTAAATGTATCTATAACCTTTAGTGTTTCAGGTTGTTCAGGTTGAGGTTCATCTTGAGGTTGTTGAGGTTTAGGTTGAGGTTCAGCCGGTTGGGCTCTTTTTTTAAATACAGAAAAAGATAATTTAGAGAAGTTTGGTAAATAATCATTAAGTTTACCACCAGTTTTTTTATTTATGTCTGTTAGTAGTCTATATATCAGATTTATGTAACATAATTTTGATGGTCTCTTAACTAGTTTTTTGATGTAATGTAATGCATATTTGTTGTTTTCGTCGATGTAATCCGATTTACAGATGATTTTTATTATTGTCTTTAAATCCTTTTCATAATCTTTTTTGAGGTATTTTTTGAGTTTATAGTTTTTGAATTCTGTTAATTCCTTAGTTTTGATTTTAGAGAATAATGAATATTTATAATTCTTAAAATCTTTAGTTTTAAGTTTAAAAATTATAGGTGATAAGTAAAACATATAACCAGCTTTATTTTTGTTAAAGTCATTGATAATTTCTTCATATAACTTATTTTTAAGCAATTTTATATTCATTATTATATAATTCTATATTATATTTTTAAAATAAAAATGATATATAGACTATGAATATACATTTAATATTAGGTCCAATTATTGCAATCGGAATATTAGGATATCTTATTTATTATTTAAGGAAAATAGAAAAATGCGTTTGCGCAAGCAAATTGCCTGAAAAGAAATATATTAAAGAATGGTTCATTTTTCAAATAATAGCAACAATTATATATATTATAATAATTGTTGATTATTATAATGTTATGTCAAAATCTACTTTTAATATTGTTATAGGTATATATATAACAATAGTATTTATTAATTTCATCAATTTAGCAAGATTATTTATTTATATTAAAAAACTACGCGAACTTAAATGCGATTGTGGTATGTTGAAATTTCAAAATTTTATTTATTATGATCTTATGATTGCATTATCTATTGTTGCTGTTGTATTAATTATAATAGCAATAATAGCAATATACATAGCTTTTAACTTTTTTACCAAAAGTCGAAACAAAAATAAAAAACTAAAATAATAATAGAAATAAACAAATGATTTTGCCTATAATTTATTCTATATTGTTTCTTATAGGTTTTTCTATAATAGCCTTCATTATATATTGGTTATATAAAATGGATAGTTGTGTATGTGGTAACAAAATACCAGAAAAGAAATATTTAAAAGAATGGTTCATATTCGCATTTATTTATAATTTACTAGTGTGTATATATTTATTTACAAATGATTTTAAAAATAAAGATCAATTACAAACATTGACCTATTTAAATTATCTGCTTTGGATACTGGGATTTATTGGTTTAATTATGTTTATTCGAATGTTTATTTATATCAGAAAATTAAGAGCATTAAAATGCGATTGCGGAATGTTAAAACAACAGAATTTTATTTATTATTATCAAATAGTAATTTTTAGTATTTATGCATTTGTAGTATTTATGTTAATTTTATTTGCAATAATCTTTGCTATTACTTATGCAAGAACCATAAAAAAAATAAAATCAAAAAAATTATGATAGTTTATTATTAATTTCAACCAATAGAGCATAAATCGTATTAAGATTTACAGGATTGTTACGAAGTGAATTATTTAGTTGGCGTTTCTTTTTGTTTGCTTGATAAGTTTGAATATCTTGAATAGTAATCTTATATTTCTCTGCTGCTTGATCAATAGTAATCGAATGATCTTCATCAATTAAAGCTAGGGCTTTTACAATAAGACGAGTTTTAATACTACCAGCAGTTCTTTGTAGAGTTTTAGCAATATCTTCGATTGTGACATTTTCTTCAATTTTATTTAAGAGTGCATTATCTTCTTCAATTTCCCATTTAAGACCTGCTCGAGATGTTTCAGGATTTTCTCGCTGCTTTCGCAGTTTTTCTTGATACATTGAGTAAGTTGTCATTATAGGATATCGGTTATATTCCTGTATTACATATTGATATAAATTCTTATATCAATTTTTAGATTATAATACGAAATGGCTTAAGAAGGTTATTAACAGTTTCTTTTGGATAATTTAGATTATTTTTTTCGGCAAGAAAGATAATCAATAATGCAAATGAGAAATTATCATAATATCTGTTAATAGATTTTTTAGGAGGATTGTGAATAAAATCGTTGATACTTTTTTTAATTTTTTCTTCCATTATGTTGAAAGCTTTTAATTTTAACATCCATCTAATTTTTTTATAATCTATTTTCTTGAAAATGGAATTAAGAAAATTATAAAAAAACAACGGAATTCCTTTGTTATAAAATTTATATGGATGATTTAAATAATAATTACCTCTTATAAATAATGATTTAAAGATGTTATTTAAATGATATGATTTGTCCCAATCAATTATTTTATATTTATTATTACAAAAAATGATATTATCTGCTTTTAAGTCATTGTGTAAGAAATTGTTATTTTGCAATAATTCCAAAGAATCGCTAATATCTTTTATCATTTTATTAAACTCTGTTTGAGTAAAGTTGATATTATCAATTGTATTGAAACATTTTTCTTGAAAAATAAAATAATTCTTTTTATATGATAATGCATAGATATCGATATTGTTATAATTAAACATTGGTTTAATTGTTGTATAAGTTTCCATTTTGTTTTTCATAAATTTATATATTTTCTTGATTGAATGCAATTCATTAAGAAAATTAATTCTAGATGATCCTGAAAAAATATTACCACTTTTAATTTTCTTTGCTATAAAGTCATCTTTATTCTCAATATAACTCAATAAATTTACATTAGTTATTTTTATTGTTTTATTCATTCCATATAAATAAACAGTTTGTGGATCATCTTTCTTAATAATATTATAAAAATCTATGTTATCATATTTATTATAAACATCCATTGTTATGCCAACATAGCCTTCACTTATATTTTTTCCTCCCAACATTTTTTTATAATATCTATAAATAATAAATGAATTTTATTATTTCTTTTATTGTGACTTTTATAATATTCGCATTATTAGATATATCTTGGATAACATTTAATTATAATTATTATGTAACCTTATGCAAACGAATTCAAAAAGAACCTTTTGTTGCTAAATTGCCAGCTGCTATAATTGCATATATAATTCTAGGTATTGGTTTATTTTTGTACCTAAAATTTATTTTATATGAAAACAAAAAAAGAAATTATTTAATAACAATTTTATATGGGTTTTTATTTGGATTAGCCATTTATGGCACTTATAGTTTCACCTGTTGCACTTATTATAAAAACTATGGTTATTACGACGCGTTTATTGATACAACTTGGGGAATAATGTTATTTATTATTTCTGGCATAATTTTTATTTCTATTTATAAGTAGCTATTAATTTATCTTTCTTATCATTTGTTGGATAAATATACCATTGTTTTGCATTTGCATCCCATCTTGCACCATTTGCTTTAGCATTGTCTTTTTCTTTATATGGAACATTCAAATAAATTCTTTGTTCTTCTGTAGTAGTTTTAGCAGCAGCAGAAGTATCACAATGACCTCCTCCACTAATACCAATACTTTCGTTTGCTAATTTGTCTGCATAATAATTTGAAATAGAATGTATATCTTTGGCGTTGGTATGTGCTTTAATATGTTTATATTTAATATTATGAATATTTGTCAATTCATATAATTTTTTAATTAAATTAACATTAGGAGGCTCTTTATTTTGTTTTGAAGTTAACCATTTATTTTTTTCCAATTTGCTTCCATAAGTTGTAGCACATTTGATAACATATTCAGAATCAGTAACAATTACTTTATTTTTATAATCCATATTTTTAATAATCTGAATAGCTTTTATAGCAGCTGTTAATTCGGCTATATTATTTGTTAAATTTTCACCTTCCAATTTTTCAGAAAGATTATTTTCATTGTCTTTATCAAAATAAATACCAATTCCTGCTTTTGCATTTTTTTCGCCATTGCCGTGACAAGCACCGTCTGTATAAACATAAAGAGTATTTGTAAAGTCATATAAAATTTTTTTGGCGTCTTCCATATTTTCAAAAATAATATAACAGGGATTTGCAAAACCCTGAATATTTTTATTGCAGTCTTCCCACTTTTTAAATGTTTCTATCTTTTGACCAGATGAAATAACATAATAACTCATAATTGATTTTGATATAATAATAATTATTATCATTTTTTTAAATTAGTTGTTGTATTGGCTGGTATTTCTTAAATTTTTCATTATATACGCACTTAAATTTTATTGTCAATGTCGTGCTTTTATCTTTAAAAATATTTCGCATCATATTACTATTTTGAATAGATCCTATAAATGCTATACCAATTTTATTTGATGTTAATATATTATGATTGTCATAAATATTATAAATATCAGGTTCATCTGTTTTTGATATCCATAATTCTGATTCTGCTGATGTCATAATATTATTAATAACAGGTGTTGTTATTATTGTCGGTGTAGCAACTTCTTCTTTTTTAGTAGTTTGTTGTAATTCTTTAAAAATTGCATTATCTTTAATTTTCTTTTGAACTGAAATAATTACATTATCATTGAAATTCAATAATTTGGGTTTATGTTTTAAATAATATGATGAGAAATAAATACCTCTTGATGTATAATTCAATTCTTTCGAAAATAATAATAATTCGTTCATTGATTTTTTTGATAAATAATAATAATTCTTAACTTTATACGAACAAACATCAATAATATTATCAGGTGTATATTTATTTGCAAGAATAGTATAAATAATCTTTAGTCTTTCTGGCAAAATTACATTATCCAATTTATTGCCTTCATAAGCAATAATATCGTTAATTATAAATATCCATTTATTATCTGTAGTTTTTACCATTTCGCCTTCTAATAATGTATTTTTGAATAATGACTTATCGAACAATCCTCTTGCTAATATAATGCGCGGTTTTTCATAACCAGTATGAATTTTCATATCAATATAATAAATGATTGGAACATCATTATATAGAGTAAAATAAATATAATATCTATTACCATTAGACCTTAGAGATATTAGATGAGGAATTTTATTAAGATATTTAATATTATTTTCGTCGATGTTAAAATAATGTTTTTGAATTATTCTAATATTAAACAAATTCAATAGTTCGTTTAAAATTGTATCTTTGGTTATGTTACATTTTATATTCCACGCTACTCTATCGCCAAAAGATATTATCCCTGTTTGCATTTTTATATTAAATTATATAATTATTGTTTCATTTTTTATTTATATTAAAAAAATATAAATAAACATTTAAGATAAATAATTATAATAATATGGAAACTAAATATTTAGAATTGTTAAATATTGTTAAATGTGAAGGAATCAAAAAAGAAACAAGAAATGGTATAACATATTCTTATTTTGGTCATCTCCTAAAATTTGATATTTCGAATAATATTTTTCCTCTAATTACAACTAAAAAAATGTTTTATAGAGGAATT